TACCAGATTTGGACAGACATGGATTAAGCCGCCCGCTACTGGGCTTTTTTATGCCGCTTAATTGCGGCTTTTTTATGGAGATATTAAAATGACCAATGCGATTTTGGGCGCAGGCACACAGCTAAAACTTGGCACTGATGCAAGCCCGCATGTATATACACTGATTGCTGAAGTTCTGAACATGGGAGCCGTTGGTTCCACTGCTCCAGAAGTTGACGTAACCAATTTGGATTCAACCTCAAAAGAGTACATCGGCGGTTTGCCTGATGGCGAAAGTGTTGAGTTTGAACTGAACTGGCTGGCTTCAAACGTGCAGCATGAAGACCTCCGCGACACGGTTGGCGATACTCGCGGCTTCCAGTTGGTATATTCAGACGCTTCTACAGCCACTTTCGATATGGTTGTACTGGGCTTTAGTCGCTCATCTACCACACCTGAAGAGCAGTTGAAAGCAAGCGTAACTGGTCGGATTACCGGCGACATCGTATGGGCCTAAGTCAAGACCTATTGGACTTCAATGACCTCCTAACTCAGGAGGTCAAGGTTCCGCAGTGGAAACGCACTGTCACGATTCAGGAGCTAGGCTTGCAGGAGTCAATGTTAGCATTTGGTTCAATTAAACCAGATGATGATGGCAAGGTTACACTTGACCATATGGACATTGCTCAGATAGTCGCGTTTGGTGTGATTGATCCTGAAACCGGCGAACGTGTTTTCTCTGATGAGGACGTGCCGAAGTTGGCGCGGAAGAACCACAAGGCGTTGATGTTGCTTTATACCAGCATCACGGCGTTGTCAGGTTCGGTTGAAGATGAAGTAAAAAAATAGAAGGTCAACCGCTGCTCTTAGCGGCGTGGCGGTTGGCGTTTCATTTTAACAGACCTTTATCAGAGTTGAATATGTCGCGCCGTGAATTCAATCAGGCGTTGGCATATCTGCAAATCGAACCGCTCGAAGACGGTGATAATAAGCGAACCGCATCCCTCATGGCGCAGATTAGCAACTGGTCTGGACGTTGCAAGAAATGGCTATCGGCTGAAGACTATCTAGGCAAGCCAAAGGAACCTAAACCAATGCAAACAGCAGAAGACCAGAAAGCGTTTATGCGCGGGATGAAAGGTAACTGATATGGCAAGTGCAGGTACAGTCACCCTAAACCTTGACGCAAACAGCGTCCGTATGATTCGTGAGCTTCAGAAGGCGCAACGCAAGACGAAGCAGGTCGCAGGCAAGATGAAGCGCGACATGAATAAGTCGTTCAAGTCGATCAATCGAAACGCTGAGATGATGGGTAAGATTGTTACGGCGGCGATTGGTATTGCGGTGGTGCGCTCGATTGGTAAGGCGGTTACAGCGTCCAGAGAGTTAGAGGTTGCGCTTGCTGAAGTCAGTACGTTAATGGATGATACCAATGGCATGGATGCTATGGCGGTATCCATCAACAAACTGGCTAAAGAGTTCGGTGAAGTTCCAGTTAATCAAGTCAAGGCTATGTATGACATCATATCCGCTGGAGCAAAGGGCGCAGAAGAAAGGATAGGGAGACTGACGGCAGCCAATAAACTTGCGCTTGGGGGCGTGACAGATTTAACAGTTGCAACCGATGGTTTGACATCCATCCTTAACGCTTACGAAGACTCAGGATTAACCGCTCAGCGCGTCTCAGATATTATGTTTGAGACTATGCGGCGTGGCAAAACCACTATTGGGCAACTGTCTGAAAGCATTGGTAATGTTGCAACCATCGCATCACAGACCGGCGTATCGTTTGAGGAACTGGGCGCGTCAATTGCAACAGTTACCGTGTCCGGCGTTAAAACATCTCAGGCGGTTGATGGTTTCCGTGGTGTTTTGAATGCACTGTTGAAGCAGTCTGACCAGACAAAACAAGCTGCTAAGGATATGGGCATACAATTTGATATAGCCCGTATAAAGAACGTTGGATTCCTTGGTGTGTTGCGCGATATTGCCAGAGCAAAACCAACCGAGTCACAGCTTGCAAAACTGGTCGGGCGAGTTGAGGGACTGACAAACATCCTTGCGGTTGCTAAGAACGGCGGCGAGAAGTTCATTGATAATCTGGACGGCATAAAGAATTCCGCAGGCGCGACAGATGTAGCGGTTGCAAAGCTATCAACTACAGCCGACAGAGAGTTCAAGAGACTATCAGCAACTCTCGCGGTTGAGTCTGCCAAGTCCGGCGATGCAATCATGACGATATTGCTGCCCGCTGTAATACGGTTACGGGAAGAGTTAGACGGTATCAGTTCCGTATTTGATCCCGCTCTATGGAATACTTTATTCGTGAGTGCGGGCGGGTCGGCAAGACCAAATGAGAGACTTAACCAGCGCAAAAAGGAACTGGAAGAATTAAATGAAATACTGGAGCGGCGCAGGAAAAGTATTTATAACCGCGATGAACTGCCCGCGCTGGAATTAGAGTTAAAGCTAAAGACAGAATCATTTGAGAAAGACCTTGCCGAATATAAAGCAAACATAAAGAAGGCATTGGAAGGTGTCAGGGTTGACCCACTTGCTGAACCTGAAATAACCCCGCGCAAACAGGTGGCTGTAAAATTTGACCTTACTGGATTGCAGGAAGCGATTGATCAAACCACAAAGCTAGAGGGTGCTGTTGATAAAATCCTTAGCAACATAGAGCAGGACATTGCCGAGTTCGGCATGACCGATGATGAAAAGGTTTTAGTTCGGCATGACCGATGATGAAAAGGTTTTATTTAACCTGATTGACACGGTAGCAACTGAGGAACAGATAGAACTGATACGCATGGCGCAAAATGAATTGCGCTTATTAAACGAGGGACAGGCCGCAGCAAAGGCAGTCGCAGAAAGCCGGAACGAATTGGCGCAGGAATATGCAGACCTGATAGCATCAACCCGCACCGCAGCAGAGTCACACCACGACCAAATCACGCGCATAGATCAGATGTGGGCGCAGGGTGTTATACCCACGGTGCAGGAATATCTTGACATGCTAGAGCGTGTCAATGATGGCTTTGAAGATTCACAAGCTGGATTTGATCAGCTTAGCGAGTTCGGAATACAGGCAGCACGTAACCTGCAAACCAGTTTTGCCGATTTCCTTTTTTCGCCATTCGATGACGGCTTGAAATCAATGGCGCGTGGATTTGCTGAAATGATCCAGCGCATGATAGCAGAGGCGTTGGCGGCTCAGATACTAGGTGCGATATTTGGCGGGCTTGCCGGTAGCAGCAATGCCGGTATAGCGGCGTTCGGTGCAGCGTTTACACCAAAGGCTTCAGGTGGCCCAGTTAGCGCGGGCGGCGCGTATCTTGTTGGCGAAAAGGGGCCGGAGTTGCTCACGATGGGATCAACAAGTGGATACATCACGCCAAACAATGAGTTGGGTGGGCAGGGTGTGACGGTCAACATTGACGCACGGGAAACGGATGACCCCGGAAGATTGCTTGCACTCATTCCGATCATTCAAACACAGATCGAACAATCCATTTCGCTTAAGTCTAGGAGGGGTTACTTGTGACAGATTACACATGGCCTGCACAGGTAGCACCCACATCAAATGCGCTTGCGTGGATGGATAACACGGTGGTCTTTGTGTCGCCGCTTTCCGGTACGACCAGAACTGAGTCGCGTCCTGGTGGGCGGTGGCGGTTATCCTTGACGGTTCAGAACCTTAAAAATGATACCGGCGCGGATACTGACCTGAAGTTGCTTGAGTCATTCCTGTTTAAGTTAAACGGCGCGGAGAATCGTGCAGTGATTAAAGACTTTGCTTATGAACGCGCAGGGCCGGGAGGCGGCACACCGCTAATCAAAGGATCAGACCAAACCGGATTAACCCTGCTTACAGATGGATGGACAGCAAGCACAACCGTACTGTATGCCGGTGATAGAGTGGGTGTATCAGGTCAGATGATACCCGTAGTCTCCGATGTTACGTCCGATGGTTCAGGTAACGCCACTATTGCCCTTGCCCATCCTATCCGCAATGCACCCGCTGATAATGCAAGTATTGAGGTTGATAATCCATCAGCGCGTTTCGCCCTGACCAATAAAGCATCATTTAGCTCAAAGCCTGGAGTGTTCA